CACGAAAAACCATTTTATCAATTGCAAGGCAAATATACATATCAATTGACCTGCGAACTCTTTCAATATGAGGATGAGGTTATTGATACTGGAATTGGTGAAATTGATGACACTATTGGAGGATCTAATAATAATGATCCAGATAATTCTTTCGTTCCTCTTGGTCCAATTCAAACACTAACTCTTGTTGGAACTGGAGTAACTGCGACTGCAATAACAAACATTGTGTCTGGAGGAATTCGATTCTTTACTGTTACAAATAGAGGAGGTGGTTATTCAAGTGCTCCTAGAGTTGCAATATCATCTGCACCATCAGGAGGAATGACTGGTATTGGGTCTGCAACAATGATTGGAGGGATTGTTGTCTGTACCGATAATACAAATCCAAATTTAAAATCCGTTCAATCCGTTGAGGTTATCAATTCTGGTTTTGGTTATACAGTAACACCAGGAGTTGCATTTTTTGGAGATGGTGCAGGAGCAGCAGCAACTTGTACGATTGGTAGTGGTGTAGTTGGCATTATTACCATTACAAGTGGTGGTTCTGGATATGTGGACACACCCACGATTACATTTACTGGTATTTCAACCGTCTCTGCTGCTGCAACTGCCGTAGTAAGTTCTGCAGGAACGATTACTCAAATTCGCATCATAAATGCAGGATTGGGATACACATTATCTCCTACCATTACAATTGGAAATCCATCATTAACTTCTACTGGAAACTTTATTTTTAATGAGGTTGTTGTTGGGTCTGCAAGTTCAACTACAGCACGAGTAAAATCTTGGAATTCTATAACAAATATACTTGAAGTATCAAATGTCACTGGTGCATTTGAAGTTGGGGAAAATATTGTAGGTGCTGCCTCAAGTGCTTCCCACGAACTTCGTTTGATTAATGTTTACCCACCAGATAATGGTTATTCTTCAAATGAAGAAATAGAGAATGAAGCAGACCAAATTATAGATTTTAGTGAAAGAAATCCGTTTGGTACCCCATAAATTATCAGATGGTTAAATAGTACTATATGTTACTTATCATATGTTTGAGTATTTTTACCACCAAATCTTAAGAAAAACTGTTATTGCATTTGGTTCTCTCTTTAATGATATTACAATTAAACACACAAATTCTGCAGATGAGATTGTAAGTGTTATAAAAGTTCCTCTTGCATATGGACCAACGCAAAAGTTTTTGGCAAGATTAGAGCAGTCTCCAGATTTAAGCAATCCAATTCAAATTACATTACCAAGAATGTCTTTTGAGTTTACTGGATTGACATATGATACTGCAAGAAAATTAACTACGACACAAACATTTTTATCAAAATCCGTTACTGACGGAACTGAAACTAAAAAAACTTATATGCCAGTTCCATATAATTTACAATTTGAACTGTCTATAATGTCAAAGTTGAATGATGATGCTCTTCAAATCATCGAACAAATTCTACCATATTTTCAACCATCATATAATCTTACAGTTGAACTTGTTGATGAAATTAATGAAAAAAGAGACATTCCAATTATTCTTGAAAATGTTACGATGCAAGATGAGTATGAGGGAAATTTTGATAAAAGAAGAGTCTTAATTTATACTTTGAGATTTACTGCAAAGTTATATCTTTTTGGACCAACTTCAACAGTAACAAAAGATATTGTCAAGAAAGTATCCATCAATTACATTACTGGAGATACTACAAATACTCCCAAGAGGGAAGTTGTATATTCTGCAGAACCGAGAGCTATCAAAAATTATACTGGTACTGTGATTACAAATATTGCAAATGATATTACAACCGAAGATGTTTTGATTACTGTAAATAATGCATCTTCTATTTCTGTAAATACATATCTCGATATTGAGGGTGAAGAAGTATATGTAAAATTGAAATCTGGTAATGTTCTTACTGTGGAAAGAGGAAGAGATGATACAACAATTACATCTCATCTTGCTGGTGCTCAGGTTAAATCAATCACAAGTGCCGATGATTTACTAATAGAAGAGGGGGATGATTTTGGATTTAGTGGATCTACAACGTCACCATAATGACAGAGAAGAATGAATCAAAAAAATTTGATAAATTAAATGAAACTTTTAATGTTTCGGGAGAGGTAGTGGAAACTGAAATTATAAAAGAAACTCACGAAAATAAAATTGGTGAGATTTCGAATTCAATTCAAGATATTAAAAAAGATTATGAATATACAAGAGGGAATTTATATTCTTTGATTGAGAAGGGTCAGGAAGCAATTAATGGAATTCTTCAGTTAGCTCAAGAAAGTGAGATGCCTCGTGCATATGAAGTTGCCGGACAATTAATTAAGAATGTTGCAGATGCAACCGATAAATTAATGGATCTACAAAAGAAACTCAAAAATATTGAGGAAGACAAACAACCTCGTGGACCAACAAACGTCACAAATGCATTATTTGTGGGGTCAACAGCAGAATTGGCAAAACTTTTAAAAAAACAATCTACTGAAGAAAATGTTTAAGAGTTTAAAAAAAACTCATAATAAATATAAAAAAGGATATTGATCAATAAATGGACGCATATAAAAAGTTTACTCATAAAACTCCACATCTAAAAGGAAAACAACATCAGTTGGATCCTAATTTAGATTTAAAACAGTTGGTTCACCATGCAACAGTTCAATATGTTGATCGTGATGCTGATGGGGATGTTGATGTTTATGATAATCCAAAGAAAAAAATCCCAGATGAAAATGTTTCTAGTGCGCAAAAAGCACAAGAGTATTCTAATAAATTAATTGCAAAACAAAAAGGTGAAATTAAGCACACCAAAAGAGGTATGGCATATGAAGATGCTGTGAATGAAGAACCTAGAATTGCAAGAAAACCTGGGCAACCAACAAATTCTAAAAAACACTCTGACCTTTATACCGATGAAAATCCTAAAGGTACTATTGGTGGATTAGGGTTTAAAGATGTTGCAACAGCAAAACAATCAGTTTCTAAAATTAAAGACTCTGGAAAAACCCATGCGCATAAAATCCAAGCAGCAATTGCTATGGAACAAAGAGCAAAAGTAATGGGTAAAAGTTCAGAGGCAGCAGTTTTTAGAAGTTTTATTAATTCTATGAAAGAAAAAACATCAGAAGAAGTAGAAACATCTTTAGTTGAAAAAATACTTGGTGAAGAAAATTGTGGTAAAGGAATGTATTGGTGTAATACAAATAAAGAATGTAAACCTCTACCAAAAGGGTTTGATGTTCCTGGACAAAAAATTAAACCAACTGAGGTTGGTATTGGGAAACCAGTAGAAGGGTCTTGTAGTAAAACAAAAAAAGGAAAAGATTGCCCTGTACACGGAAAGATGGATTGTTCGATGAAAGAATCAAAAGATCACGAATATTCAATGGCTCGTTCTGAACTCTCTATAATATCAAATGCTCTAAAGAGATTGCAGAAAAAAATGAGTAAGGGAGAAGGAAATGTTGAGGCATGGGTCCAATCAAAAATTACAAAGGCAGCAGATTATCTTGATTCTGCGGCAGATTATATTGATAGTGGTGAAATGGATGAAGCAGCAAATCCTGCTCAACAAGCAGCAATTGCAATTAATATGAAAAAGAAAGGTATAAAACCAAAATCAGAAGTTGATGAAGCATGTTGGGTTGGATATAAACAAGAAGGGTTAAAGAAAAAAGGAAAGAAAATGGTTCCAAATTGTGTTCCAGAAGAAACAGAAATTCAAGAGGCATCAAAGTCAGGAGATGCTTCTCTTCACGATTGGTTTGCAAAAAGCAAATCTTCTGATGGAAAACCTGGATGGGTCCAGTTAGGAGGAAAATATGCAGGAAAACCTTGTGCAAAACAACCAGGGCAAACTACTAAACCAAAATGTGGTAGTTCAAAAATGGCAGCAGAAATGTCTCCAGAAGAAGAGGAAAGGGCAGCAGAAAGAAAAAGAAGAGAAGATCCAAATCCAGATAGAAAAGGTAAGGCAATAAATGTTGCAACAGAAGAGTATGTAGAGGAAGATGCATGTAAAACAAAAGTCAAATCAAGGTATAAAGTCTGGCCTTCTGCATATGCATCAGGAGCACTTGTAAAATGTCGTAAAGTAGGTGCCGCAAACTGGGGAAATAGCAGTAAAAATGAAGAGATTGTTTATGAAGGTGATTATTGGCATCCAGATCCAGAAATAGATAGAAAACTTGGTGGTCCTGGACCAAATCAACGTGCTCGTGAAGATCATCCTCAACCAAAATCAGATCCAAAGAAATTGCGTAAGGGTGAATCTTATATGGATTGGAATAAACGTCAAAGAGGTCTCAAGAATTCTTATGAACCAGATGGTGAATTGATTGATGAGTCAACTCGTTTACAAGCAGAAACAGGAAACATTCTTGCTGTAATTTTAAACTGGAGAGGAAAGACATATTCAATTAGAATGTTCTTTCCACAAATTGGAATGCCCAGCAGGAAAGATGTTACGACAGAGATACAAAAAATTTATCCAGGTTCTCAAGTTCTTCAATATAAAGTTTCAACAATTGAACCAGGAATGCCCCTGATTCAAGTTGTAAATTCAAAATCAAAAAACTATCTTCCCAATTCTAAAACAATTGGTGAAGAAGTTGAGGTTGAAGAAGATTGGCAGAAAGAAAATCGTAAAGACAAAACTGATGGGTTAAGTCAAAAAGCAGTGAATGCATATCGCAGGGAAAATCCAGGTTCAAATCTTCAAACAGCAGTGACAGAAAAAAAACCAACTGGTAAAAGGGCACAAAGAAGAAAAAACTTTTGTAGTCGTATGTCAGGAATGAAGTCAAAACTCACCTCTGCAAAAACTGCAAGAGATCCAGATTCAAGAATAAATAAAGCACTTCGTCGTTGGAACTGCAACTAATATATGAGTGCTGACATTTATCTTGGTAATCCTTTACTTAAAAAGGCAAATACACCAATTGAATTTACAGAAGATCAAATTCTTGAATTTATAAAGTGTAAAGAAGATCCTGTATTTTTTGCAAAAAATTATGTAAAGATTGTGACTTTGGATCACGGATTACAACCATTTAAGATGTATCCGTTTCAAGAAAAACTTGTTGAAAGATTTCATAAGAATAGATTTAATATTTGTAAGATGCCTCGGCAGACTGGTAAGAGTACCACTGTCGTATCATATCTTCTTCATTATGCAGTATTTAATGATAATGTAAACATAGGTATTCTTGCAAACAAAGCAGCAACAGCAAGAGAACTTTTGGATCGTCTTCAAACGGCATACGAAAATCTTCCAAAGTGGATGCAACAAGGAATTATTTCTTGGAACAAAGGTTCTCTTGAATTAGAGAACGGATCTAAAATTTTAGCAGCATCCACTTCGGCATCTGCTGTTCGTGGTATGTCTTTCAATATCTTGTTCTTGGACGAATTTGCATTCGTTCCAAATCATATTGCAGATTCATTCTTTGCATCGGTATATCCAACGATTACTGCAGGTAAAAATACCAAAGTTATTGTTGTGTCTACACCACACGGTATGAATCATTTCTACCGTATGTGGCACGATGCGGAGAAGGGTAAGAACGAATATATTTTTACAGATGTTCACTGGAGTGAAGTTCCTGGTAGAGATTCTGCCTGGAAGGCACAGACAATTGCTAACACTAGTGAACAGCAATTCAAAGTTGAATTTGAGTGTGAGTTTCTTGGTTCAGTTGATACTTTGATTGCACCAAGCAAACTCAGATCACTTGTCTATGAGCATCCTAAGACTCGTAATGCTGGTTTAGATGTTTATGTGGATGCGAATGAGGAATGTGATTACGTCATCACTGTAGACGTTGCTAGAGGGGTAGGGATTGATTATTCGGCATTTGTAGTTGTTGATATTACACAGTTTCCTCATAAAGTTGTTGCAAAATACCGAAACAACGAAATTAAACCGATGATGTTTCCAAATATCATTTATGAGGTAGCAAAAAATTATAATAATGCATTTATATTATGTGAAGTTAATGATGTTGGAGATCAGGTTGCAAGTATTCTTCAGTATGATTTGGAGTATAGTAATTTGTTGATGTGCTCTATGAGAGGAAGAGCAGGTCAAATTGTAGGACAGGGATTTTCTGGAAAGAAAACTCAACTTGGAGTAAAAATGTCCAAGACTGTTAAAAAAATCGGGTGCTTAAATCTCAAAACTATGATTGAAGAGGATAAGTTGAACTTTAATGATTATGAGATTATGAGTGAACTTACCACATTCATTCAAAAACACAATTCGTTTGAGGCAGAAGAAGGATGTAACGATGACTTAGCAATGTGTCTAGTCATCTATGCTTGGTTAGTAGCACAAGATTATTTTAAAGAACTCACAGATCAAGATGTAAGAAAAAGACTTTATGAAGAGCAAAAAAATCAAATAGAACAGGATATGGCTCCATTTGGTTTTGTTTCTGATGGGTTGGATGAAACAAGTTTCACTGATGTTGATGGTGATCGTTGGTTTACTGATGAGTATGGTGATCGGTCTTTTATGTGGAATTATATGTAAATAAAAGATTTGATAAATATTTCTTAGATAAACTGAGAATTTACGGAGAAAAAAATGGCGACTCCTCAATTATCTCCAGGCGTACTCGTCAGAGAGGTTGATTTAACGGTAGGAAGAGCTGATAATGTACTTGATAATATTGGTGCAATTGCAGGACCCTTTCCAATTGGACCAGTAGATTATCCAATTGATATTTCAACAGAACAGGATTTAATCAACGTATTTGGAAAACCACTCTCAACAGATTCCCAGTACGAATATTGGATGAGTGCTTCCTCATACCTTTCTTACGGTGGTGTTCTTAAGGTTGTAAGAACAGATGGATCAACTTTGAATAATGCAAATGCCGGAGTTGGAGCTGCCTCTACTTCAGCATTAAAAATTGAAAATTATGATGATTATACAAATAATCATTCAGATGGAACTAATTTCACTTATGCAGCAAAGAACCCAGGAACCTGGGCAAATAATTTAAAAGTCTGTTTTATTGATAATTTAGCAGATCAGACAATTGGTATTGCCACAACC